ATGTCCAAATTTATCGGTCGCAAAGTTGAAGCAGCCATCGGTTTAGAATCATCCAGAGGAGCAGGTGTCGCACCGGCTTTGTCTCTTGGTAAAATCGACTTTAGTGTTTACGACAAAACTGTTGATGCAAGACAAACAGAGTCTTTGGGTCACATTGCAGATAGTTCTGACAAATATGTAGTTGAGAAATACGCACAAGGGGCCATGGGCGGCGACCTGGGCGCGAATTCAGCGGCATATCTGCTCGCCATGGCTTTCGGCGGCTCAGTTGCAACGGGTGGAGTAGCCGACAGTGTTTATCCTCACACAATCCCCCTAGATAACGACAACGTACACCAGTCGGGTGCTCTTTTGGTAAAAGACCCAGACCGGTCGCTCATGCACAAACTGCTCATGCTCGAAAGCTTTGGTTTGGAAATTACTCTCGAGGATCTTGTTAAATGGGATGCAGAGTTCATTTCGAAGGTTGGAGTGACGAGCACGCAGAGTATTCCAACATACGTAGAAGACTACAAATTCACAAAACGCAAAGCAAAGATTTATATTGCCGACAACATCGCCGGACTTGCTGCAGCATCTGCACTTAGCATGAAAAGCTTTAGTATTAAAGTGAACAAAAACCTCGAGCGAGATAGTTCATTGGGTACCGTAGAGCCAGAAGATGTATTGAACAGGGAAATCAGCATCGAGGGCCAGCTGAGACTCAACTACACCGATCAGACATTCAAAGATTATATGCTCAACGCGAGTCGCAAAGCCTTGAGAATTAGTCTCACTAGCGAAAAACTTATCGGCGCAACTACTTATGGGAGCATTGAGATCGACTTGCCAAAAATTGACTTCTTCAGTTGGGAGCCAGATGCAGGGTTGCCAGATATTGTCGCACAGCAAATCAATTTCAAAGCAAACTACGATCTGACCGATGGGTTGGTCGAGAGTGTCACAGTGAGTAATGCACTGGCCACAATATAAGTAGCGGGGAGGTGACTATGCCATTCGTAATCAAAAGACGACTAGATTTATCAGGGACTGGTGATGGTTGGGCAGAGGCCTACATCGAATACAATCCAATAAGAAGCAAAGACAGTGATCAGCTTCTAGATATCCAAAAATACCGCCAAAAGATCCTTGCCAACGATATCGATGCGGTCCGCTCCGCGCGCGGGAAAACAATGCAGATCATTGTTGATAATTTCTTGGGAGGCATGGGTTATGACGGCGAGAAGCTTGCTCCCATCACAAAAGAAAATCTTGATGAACTCCCAGATGATATTCTGACGGAGCTCTTTCAGCTCATCACTGGACAAATTGACGCAAAAAAAAACAAGCTCTCTCAGACCTAATATTCATAGGCATTCCTGAAAACTTCGTTCCAGACAAAGATCAGCAATGGGCGCTCGATGCTATTGGCAGATATAAATATCGCAAACACTTCCACCTAAGCGCTTCCGAAATGGACTCTGAGCCATACGGGGAGTATCTAATTAACAGCACAATAATATCCTTGGTTGAAATTAAACAGACCGAAAAGTCTGCTATTATGGAAAGAGAAATCGAGCTAAAATCTAACCATGGCAAAAATTGACGTTCAAGTAATCATCGACGCAGTCGACAAAGCAAGCGCAAAGATACAGGATGTTGGCACAAAAATCAGTAGTGTTGGCAGAAGTATGGCGCTTGTTGGTGCCGCGCCTACAGCTGCGCTAGGATTGGCCACAAAAGCAGCCATAGATTTTGAGTCAGCATTTGCTGGTATCAGAAAAACTGTTGATGCATCAGAGACAGAGTTTGGGCAACTAGAAGAAAACATCAGAAATATTGCCAAAGAGGCTCCGGTAAGTACGACAGAACTTTCCAAGATTGGAGAGATGGCAGGTCAACTTGGCGTGAGCGGAGTAGGTAATCTCACAAAATTCATTGACACAGTTTCAAAAATAAGTGTTTCAACTAACTTGACCTCGGATCAGGCTGCAACGTCATTTGCTCGTATCGCAAATATAATGCAGGAACCAGTTGATTCTGTAGATAGAATGGCATCCTCAGTTGTTGATTTGGGAAATAACTTTGCCACAACGGAGTCCGAGATAGTAGATTTTGCAACACGCATTGCTGGTGCTGGAAAAATAGCTGGTCTTACTTCTAGCGATATTTTTGGCATCGGCGCCGCCATGTCATCGGTCGGTGTTCAAGCAGAGGCAGGTGGTACAGCTGTGCAAAAAGTATTGCTTTCTATGAAGCAGGCAGTTGTCAGTGGCAACAGCGACCTAGCTATTTTTGCAAAAACAGCAAACTATACTGGTGAAGAATTCAAAAAAGCATTTGAAGAAAACGCTGGTGCTGCGTTTAGTCGGTTCGTCATGGGACTCGGAGATCAGGGAGATCAGGCGCTCGGCACATTGTCGGATCTTGGACTTGAGGACCAACGCCTCGTCCGATCGTTCCTATCTCTAGCAAACGCTGGAGATTTAGTGGCTCAGTCTCTGGTCACATCGGGTCAAGCATTTGACGAAAACACTGCCTTGACAGAAGAAGCAGGAAAAAGGTACGCAACGACGCAGTCACAAATCAAGATATTTAAGAACCAACTCGCAGACATCGGGATAACTATTGGAAGCACTGTTTTGCCGATGCTCAACGCCGCCCTAAAGGCTATAAAACCAATGGTGGACTCGTTCTCTCGTTTCTCAGAAAAGCATCCAAAATTGGTTGCTGGATTACTCGGAATCGGCGCCGCGATCGGGATAATAGGTGTGGCGATGGTAGTTCTAGGACCGTTGGTGACAGCGCTCGGAGTACTGTTCGGTGGCTTGGGATTAATCATCGGAACTGTCGGGACCATAATCGGCGGCACGATTGCAATTCTCGGTGGTCCCCTTACCCTGATAATACTCGGAGTTGTAGCCGTGGTTGCTCTACTTACTGCAGCGTGGAAAAACAATTGGTTTGATATCCAAGGAAAGACGGCAACGGCAGTCTCCATGATAATAGGATCGGTTGATTGGCTGCGTCAAAAGTTTACACAGTTCATCGATTTTGTTGGCTCTATCCCCCAACGGTGGGCAGAATTTCACGCAATGCTTGCCCGCGAAGCAGCGATCACGTTTGTAGAGAGAATTCCCCTAGCAATTGGGTTTCTGGTTGGCCGACTGGTCCGATTCGTAACAGAAGACATCCCTCAATTTATCCAACGCACAATTGATTGGTTCGCCATACTGCCTGACCGAATAATGTCATCACTCCAGATTATGGTAGGAAACGTTGCTGTTGGATTCCAAAGTGCCAGAGATGCTGCGATCGCAAAGGTCCAGGATATGATAGTAAATGTCGTTGTGTGGTTTCTAAACATGAGGGACAGAATATCGGAAACAATCAACCAGCTTCCCCAAATAATCGACAACGCTTTCCAAAGGGCAAGAGATTCTGCAATAAATAGAGTCAAGGAAATGGTCGATGGCGTTCTTGGTTGGATCGGAAAAATAGGAGAAAACATCGACAATGCGATAAATAAAGCAAGAGATTTAGGTGCTCAGGCAAAGGCAGCGTTCGATGTAGGCAATGCCTCCGGACAGCACCGGGCCATGGGCGGTCCAGTATCATCAGCAACACCGGTAATGGTCGGAGAAAAGGGTCCCGAAATGTTCGTGCCTCACACGGCCGGTCAGATAATACCAACCAAGGATGTTGGCAGAGGTAGCCAAACAACAATTAGCATTGTAGTGAACGCGGATATCGGGCAGAATATGGATATCGACAAATTGGTCGAGCGCCTACAGTGGACTATTAGCAAGCAGGGACTCATCTAATGATCACCACCGCAACAATAAACTCAAAAACATTCGGCAGAGGATATCTGACGGCAATTACCATGGTAGACGGATTTGCTTCCCCAACGGTGCAATCATCGATGTACTACAACTCCGGCAACCACGGCGGGAAGATTCCTAACTCATACTGGAGAGAGAGAATACTCGTTTTTGATTTATCAGTCAGAGGGACTTCCGTAGCAACATATGTAGCAGAGCGTGATGCCATAATCAAAGCATTTGGACTTCCACGAACTGGAATAGCAACGATGACATTTACTACCCTTGACGGCAGAAACTTGCAATTTGATGTGCAGCTGAGAAATATAACCGGTCCCTTTCAACGCGGCCAAAATTCATTCGGCAATCTACGAGTAGAACTCATAGCGCCATCGCCGTACATAATCGCGCAATCGGCAACAGACACTGCGGTCACACTGCCCTCTGGTGCAGGAACTGTTATTCCAGCAATCATCCCAATGGACTTGAGTTTCGGCAGTGGAGTCGGGGAAACAATAACTCTCTCGGGGAATGGCCTCTACTTCCCCACAGTAACAATTGTTGGTCCATGCACAGATCCGATTATCAGAAACAATACTACTAGTCTACAGATACAGGTCACCGGCACATTTACTGGATCAGACACGATTGTCGTTGATATGGAAAACGAGACAGTCACTCAGAATGGCTCAACTAACCTACTGGAAAATACTGTCGGAGATTTTTGGGCACTGGTAGCAGGTGCCAATGCAGTTATTTTCTCATCGGGTATATATGACGCAGCAGCGTCAGCGACGTTTACATGGAGAGATTCATGGTTAGGAATTTAATATGGCAAGTGTTTATGGAAAATCTGACTGGATTTTTGAGATAAGAGATCAGGATGGTAACAATAGGGTTCGCCTAACTGCAGCAAATAAGCGAAAGGTGGCGCACGCTCTTGGATCTGGAGGGCAGGCAAGTTTTACTATTAACCTCAACGATGTCAACGCCTCAGAGTTCAACTTGAGAGAAAGTAGAAGCCAGCTCTACGTATACCGAAAAGGGACGCTCTATTTTTCTGGGAAAATAATGGTCGTCGAGAGAGGTTTCGACGAAAGCACCCAAGAGGCAAATGTGATAGCACTTGGTTGGATGTGGTTTTTTGAAAAAAGAATCATTGCTAAATTGGCAGATGTGACATACACGGCAGTTGACGCTGGATCGATTGCTTGGACGCTAGTAAACACCAGCCAACAAGAAACCAACGGTGATCTTGGCATAACTCAGGGAACCATCCAAACGAGCCAGAACTTGACGATCACCTACACTCGCCAAAAACTCAGGCCAGCATTGGATGACCTTACGTCTCAAGCTGGCATCGAAATTGAGGTCACGCCGAATAAGATTTTTAACGTGTACTATCCAAAAAAAGGAACCGATCGATCAGCTTCGGTGATTTTCAAATACCCAGGAAATCTGAAATCAGCGCGCCCGCTTTCAGATGCAACAACAATGGTGAATGACATCCTCGCGCTTGGTAGAGGTATGGGAGCAGAAGAAATCACCGCGAACGTTGAAGACACCGGAGTTAAGGAAATTTACGGACTCTTTCAGGAGTTGCTTTCACACAAGGAAATAGATAACAGTACTATTTTAACCAGCATGGCAAATTATTATTTGAATCTGAGAAAGTCCCCCAGGCTGACTTTGGACGTGACCGCGCATGGAAACGATGAAAAAGTCGACCTCTCGCAGTATGTTGTTGGCGACACCGTAAAAATTGAAATCACTCACGACAACTATACTTTGGCGCAGAACTTTAGAATATTTGAAATACACGTAGACATCGGAGATGATGATAAGGAGACAGTGCGGCTCGTAACCGCGTTGGTGTAAATTATGGCAGACAGCAGACTATCACGACTAAATGAGCAAATAATTTTTCTGGAAAGAAGAATCTCTGCTCTAGAGAGAATTAACCAGGCAGAGACGCTGCAGTTTGGCAATATAACACTTGCGGCCACTGGCAAAATTCTCGTAAGCGATGGTACCAACGACAGAATTTCTATTGATGGTACAGGAGTGATGAAGATCAGCGAACCTGGCGTGGATGTTTCCACTGCCTCAAATGCGCAGCTGCTATTTCTTTCTACCTATCGACAACTCAGAGAATCAAACATCCACACCTCTGGAGGCAACACATTTACAAATGTTGCACCTTACGTAAGCATTGATGACTTTTTGAGGAAAATTGATTTCTCTGATTGGGATGACATGGAGTGGTACTTTGAGGCTAGTTTCAAGGCAGGAACCGGCACGGCTTCGGTCAGGCTTTACAACCTCACTGATGTAGCTGCCGTTAGTGGAAGTGCAATCAGCACCACTTCGACAAGCTACACCTCCATTAGAAGTTCGGCGCTAACCAAGCCTACTGGAGAGAAAACATTTGTAGTACAGTATGGGCATAACCCATCGGGTGGCGGCGGGGATTATATCAATTTGACCATCGCAACTCATATTTTCAGGAGGCCACAATAATGCAAACGACATCTCTAGTTTTCAAGTTTCAAGGCATCTATGACTTGGGAGATTTGGCAAAGTATGTGGGCGAAGAACTTGGAATACACTTAATCGCAGAAAACCCAGGCGATAAAATTCATGGCCACTTGACGGCATCAACGAGTGTGACAGACGAAAACCCACAAGGATATACTCTCCTGCAGATTCATTTCAACAACCAAGAAGAAACTCCAAATTGGGATGAGGCAACAAAAGAGGGACATCAAAGCCACCTTGTTCCCTTTCACCCTACCGACGACGACTACGGCAAACTGCAAGATGCTTTTATAAAATTATTCAACAACGAGACAGATTCCGTCAAACAACTGACGCAAGATCAAATTGCTAAGTTGTTAAAATAAAGCTAGACTAGGAGAACACTATGGCCAAATACGTAGCAATCATTGACGGAATGACTCAAGCAGCTGCAGCTGATCTAACGGGTTGGGCAGAGGCAATTTTTTCAAGTGAGGGAGTTATTAACATCGGTGGCGCGTTTGTCGTTAGTCAATCAGGCACTCCGGCGCTGAGTGTTTTGGTCCAAGATGGTCAAGCACTCGTTCTCAGAGATGCCTATGTAGATAATGACAACACCCAGAAGTTTTGGCAGGTAATTTCGACTGCAGATGAAACAGTGAACATTGACTCGAACTCATCGGGAAGTCCTCGTATTGATAGAATTTGTCTGAAGATAGACACTGCGGCCACCCCAGATGCCACTGCCAGCAATGTATTCACGATAGTAGCTGTCAAAGGGACGCCAGGAGCTGGAGCTCCAACTGTGCCGGATAATCACCTTGCATTGGCTCAGGTATCAGTTGTAGATGGCGAGACGACCATCCTCGACGCAGACATCACCAGTGAAATAACATATGTCGCAGTCGGAATTCCAACCCTGAACTTGACGGTTGCAACCTCAAATATTCAGGTTCTCGGAGTCGACCCCTGGAGAACAATCACTCTGAAGCCAGGTTTCCTTAAACCAACCACCACCGCTGGTAGTGCTGCATCAGCTCAATCTGAAACAACTACGAATGACATCAATTATGACACTCTTGACTTTGACACTACCTCTGAGGAGCACGCGTACGCAATTTTCTCAATGCCTGACTCTTGGGATGCTGGAGTGATTCAGTTTAGAGCAAAATGGACGGCTGCCTCTGGTTCTGGGGGAGTTGCTTGGGGACTAGCCGGTCGATCATTTGCCGATGATGATGCACTAGATCAAGCCGTTGGAACCGAGGTCGTGGTCACCGATACACTCATCACCGCTGTGGATGTTCACCAAACAGCTTGGTCTGATGATGTGACTCTTGCCGGAACTCCTGCAGCTGGTGAGGAAATTTATCTTGAATTGGCTCGTGTTGTAGCAAATGGATCTGATACTTTGGGAGTTGATGCAAAGTTGATTAGTTTACAGGTTAGATTCAAACAAGCGCAGTTCACTGACTAGTAAAAAATGACAACAATCAAAACAGACCACGAACTACTTGTTGAACTTACTGTAGTAGCGACGATGGAGAGGTAATTTATGGGACTAATTATAGCTGACCCAGTTGCTTATTATCGTTTTGAAGGAGATTCTATTGATTCAGGTCCGAATGGCTACAATGGCACCGACTCAGGATCACCCACTTATGGAGCGGGTAAATTCGGGCAGGGAATAACTTATGTCTCTGCGTCATCCCAACGCACAGATACTGATGCTTCACACGTTGCAGAACTTAATGCATACACTGTTAATTTGTGGTTTAAGACTACTAATACGGGCGAAAGCACTCTATGGAGCAACGGTAACTCTGGATCAGATAACGCCTATTCTCGTGTGAGTATCGGCGCGCCTACAGCAGGGAAAATATACTGGGAGTTTCGTGATGACGGTGGTTCAACGCTAGGATCTATTACATCTGCTTCGACCTATAATGATGGAGTCTGGCATCCATTACGACTAGAAAGAACAGCGGCAAATGCGTGGGAAATGTTTGTCGATGGCGTCAGTGTTGGAACATCCTCTGCTAACCTTTCTACCATGACAATCAATGTTGCAGCCATTGGAGTATTAAAGAGAACCTCTTATGTGATCTACGCGAACGCTTCTATTGATGAAGTAAACATCTTCAGTCGAACTGTTACTGCTGGTGAAAGGGTCACTCTCAACACCCTGGAGAATTTTATTGCTGCCGGTGGAAACCCAATATTTTTCCAGGGTGGCGGACTAGCTTTGGGATAACATTGACCCTAGTCCCTCAAGTCTGTTACTATTGAAGTATGCTAGATGTTCAAGTTTTTAATCAACGCGATGCTCGCTGGGCTAACGAAAAGCATGGCACCTCAAACTCAACAATAGGAAAAACTGGATGCACAATCTGTGTTGTTGCCTCAATGCTTGTTCACGCTGGGTACAAAACTGACCCCAGCAAACTCAACAAACTTCTGACCGACAACAAAGGCTATGCTCAGGGCAATCTAATCATCTGGACAGTCATTCCAAAACTATTTCCCAAAGTAAAATGGGTATACCGGCACTACTCATACAATAACGATCTCGCAAGTGAGTGGATAAAAGAAAAAGGTATCATTCCAATCATCGAGGTTGGAGCTGCTCCAATTGGTGGTGCTCCCGGTGGCAAGCATTGGGTTGGCTTTGTTGGCAACATGAAGTCGATCGATCCTTGGACTGGCACTGTTCGTGACACAACTACTTGGCAACCAACCGGGATGGCTTTGTATGACTATAGTCCGGCAGATCAGGATCCGGGAGATGGTGGATGTTTACTTCCAAACACACAGGAAAATCGTGACAAGTATGAAAACCTAGTCGCGAACAGCAGTAAGGCGGATGATGTGGCGAGATATTTGGGACTGGTGAAAGAACTTGATGGTGCCGAAAAGGTAAACTCGGACACAATCATCAAATCAATAGCAGCAAGAACGGGCAACGTTGACGCGCTCAAAAGCGATCTCGCAGCAGCTAATTCTGAGGTAGATAACAGAATCCAGCAAGTTGGCAGACTAGAAGAAGACCTGCGAGTTAGCCGTCAGCTGTATAAAGACTTGCTGATCAATGAAAATAGCGCCCAAACTAAGTACGAAGAAAATACCCGCTTGTTGCTCGCCCAACTGGAGCAGAGCAATAGCAAGGCTGACGGACTGGCAAAGCAACTCGGTCCAGTCAATAACGAGCTGGCGGAAACAAAAACAAAGCTTGATACGTGCCAACGAGGCAACTATGTCCCCGTGTCCGCTATTCAACAGGTTTTTGATTGGTTGAAAAACATATGGAAACAGTAAATCTTGATGTTCTGGCGCCAATTATTGCGCAGCTTGGAGTTGCGTCTATTTTTGTATGGCTGTGGATAAAAAAAGACAGAGAAAAAGACGAGCTGGCGACGCGCAAGGACGCCGAAAAAGACGCACTGGTTAGCACATTGATTGAAAGTTACAATGCAAATACTCGTGTACAATCTGAAGTTAAATCAAGCATACTGTCAAATACAGAGGCAATGAAAAGCAACAGGACACTTACGGAAAAAATATACGAGGAGCTTTTGAAAAATGGATATAACTAACTTTTTGAGACTAGTAAACACGCTCTTGGCCATCATGACTATACCACCTGCGCTGGGGGTTTTGTTTCATGTGACATCTGAAGCAAAAGTGATCCCTACGGCGACAACTACTCTGAATAAAATATTGCGGGTAAGTTTTGTAACACTGGCCGTGAGTGCCATGCTCAACGCCGCCCTTTCATTTATGTTGCTCATAGGCTATGACTTTGAATTATTCGGTGAGTACTCACAATACTTGTTTAATAGTAGAAATTTAGTTCATAACATCGGCTCACTTATAATTTCGTGGGGGTTTTTAATAGTAATACGCAAAGCGAACGAAAGGTAAATATGTACGAACCAGCAATTTTGGCGACATTGACGATTGCCATTGTAGAGGTGATCAAGAAAATGGCTTTTGTGCCAGAGAGACTCTACCCGGTTTTATCGATGGGGTTGGGGTTTGGAATGGGTATCACCCTCGGCAACGATTGGATTATTAGCCTCATGATCGGCACGGCCGCATCAGGAGTCTACGATATCGTAAAAAAAACATTGGTAGTATAGTCGCGAAGCAGACGTTTTGGAGAGGCCGCCATCAAGCGGCCTTTCTCGTACTAGAGGGAGTTTGACACTTGACCCAACCCTAGGACAATAGTACTATGTACCATAGTACGGACATAGAAAAAGGAGGCATGGTGCAAACTATAAAACCAATCGAAACGCTCAGACACGAGTTACTTCAATATTTGCAAAAGAAGTCTGGGGAGGTAAGCAGGACAATCGACGCCTGCTCTCCGATAACAGCTGAGAACGAACAGGACATCAGCGTGCTAATCGAATACGACGAGATGCTACAAATGGCCATGAAAGCAGTGCTGATAAGCGCAGGGATCAAAGTGAGCGAACATCTCCAAAGTATCTACGAGGTAAGCACTGAGCGCGCGGAAAACTCAGTAACACCAAACACAGTATCAATCTACAGGACACTTTAATATGACACCGCCAAAAACCAAAATTGATATCGCAAAAGAAAAGGCAGCATCCTACGGCAAGGGAAAGAAACCGAGTGCGCAAACTGTACAAGAACCAGAAAAAAAACCTCAAGTGGCAAAACCAGAGAATGTACAAGTAGCTTCGGAAAAGCTGAAAAGCGAGGATGCGGCGATAGAGACGTTCCAGCCAGCGGAGATCGACCACAAAACGGGCCAGCTACTACTAACTGACAAACACAAACAACTGATAAAAACTCAAATAGCTCCAAATGCAACCAAAGAGGAGCTAGACCTGTTCTTCATGATGGCATACCGCACAAGGCTCGATCCTCTGATGAAGCAACTCTACTTCATAAAATACAGAAACAAGCGCCAGTCAGAATCGAATGGATGCAAGTGTGGCTGGAATGAATGCACCTGCGGGAAATCTGTCTACGATGTCAGCTATGTCACCAGCATCGACGGGTACAGGATAATTGCTCACCGGACAGGTGACTTCGCCGGAATCGACGAGCCAGATTATAAATACACCGACAAAGGAATCCTCACGCACTGCACATTAAAAGTGTACAGAAAAAGCTCTGAGCGACCATTCGCCGCGACCGTAAAAATGACTGAGTACAACACCGGCAAAAATCTATGGAGCAAAATGCCAGAAACAATGATCGCCAAGGTGGCTGAAGCACACGCGCTGAGAAAAGCATTCCCACAAGACTTGAGTGGCATCTACACGACCGACGAAATGGAGCAAGCTAAGCAAGACAATCCAGCTGCTCCACCTGTCCCCATGATAAACAGAGATCAGGTGCTCAAAATAAAAGAGCTCATGATCGAGAAAGAAGTCGGAAACGAGAAGCTGAAATCATATGTCACGCGAGCATATAAAAGAAACAGCATTGCAAAATTGTCATTCAAACAAGCAGCTCATCTGATAACGAACATGCAAAAACTGCCTGACCCCGAACCGGCAGAGCCGATCGATGAGACAGACGAAGTGATGCCAAATGACGACTTTGAGGCATTCGCAGAGGGTGAACTAGCCAAAGTAGAACAGATGCCAAAAATGGACTTGGATGAGATCGACGAGGGCATACAAAGTATGGAACGAAACGATGCAAAGCCGGGAGCGAAATATAAAGAGACAATCCAATGAAAATTAAGAAACGCGCGATTTATGAATACGAGTGTTCTGGTCCCTGTAAGCAGATGAGAAAAACGCTAGTTGCAGAGCGAGCCATTGACAGCCTCTGCACTAAATGCAAGAGGACAACTCCAAATCCAAACCAGGACACTTTGTTCAAAGAGTAATTTTCTCTAAAAGAATCAGGTGTGAATTACCGCTTTTTAGCGTCTCTTAGAGCCTGGAGTGTTTTGGTACGACTAGCCAACCTCTAGTAATACAATTACTCTCATAAAATATGATCTAGTCGTCTTTGCTTTTTAAATGAATTCACCATGAGAAAATAATATCCTCTACTGAAAGAAAACCTTATCGCCTCGTCCACTGGTATACCCATAAGAACGGCGTTTTTAGCTCTAAAAAAGAAACTCTTTCTAAGAAAATTAAAACCATGATATTTATGAAGCAATAAGTGACACCTGCCACACAGAGGTTCAAGCGACCCCGTTTTTTCTATTCCAAGTATTGACTTACCCTTAGATCTGTAAAACCTATGATGTACGTGTAATTCCTGAGTTGAGAAGCATATCGAGCAAGAGTACCCCTTTTTACTAAATACAGATTTCCTTTTATCTCTCCAATGTTTACTAGTTAAGTAGTTTTTATAAAGCATATTTAATTCCAGAACCCAGAAGCATCTTGGTTGACTTGTCGGAATAAGTAGGTAGTTTTTAGATACGACTACTTAACCATAGAACAAGCGTCAAGGGTTATCAATTTATATGTCACAGGCCTATGTTGTGCGTTTGTGATAATTCCGTCACCCATCGCACCCTGGCATACACTCTTGCAACTAACTAATTGTTTTCTGACGCTTCTAGTAGGTGTGTATGAACCTTTGTCTACGTCTTTCCAGCCTTTGTTATTAGCTGGGCTTGTGCCAGTGGGGTGCATAGGTCGCTCTCTTTCGAGGTTATTCGCCCAAGGACCACGTGCTTGTTTTACGCCCCTCCTATGCCAGTACGGGGTGGCGCTTCAACCTTGATCCACTGCACACAAGCTCAACCAACAGTTGGCTCAATGCCGGATTCAACCTAATTGTTTAAGTCCAGCACTCAACCAACAAAAAGAGCTACCCAGACATCGACTGAAAATCGAATCGAGATAGCTTTGTTTGGACACGATGTTGCTCATGTATTTAGCCATAAAAAAATCGCTCTGTTCTAGCAATCCTGCGCGTACGAGGCACATGATTTGGCAATCTTAGAATTGCCAGAACAAAACGATTTTGCTCGGTACCTGTACTCACTAGCACCCCGATTGCCGTAGGGACTCTACATTTCGTAGACGTAAAGCAAACATACCATTTTGGTTAGGCTTGTGTCAACGGCTGACTTTGTGTAACAATGCGTGCTTAGATGAGTGTTTCTGAAGTCCTAAAACCAGAAGTGAGAAGACAGGTGATGCGCCAACTAGACGCCAATGCCACCTGGAAAAACAACGACACCAGGCGCAGTGTAAAAGAGCGAGCCATTGAAGAATACTACGAACTCATAGAAGAAATAGAACTCGACCGCAACATAGCATTCCTAGTCGCCTCAGAGATAGGCGACATTTTTTATCTAGCACTCAAATACTACGAAATGGGCGGAGAGCCAGACGCAGACCTTGACTTCGCAGTCGAAGAAGCCCTCGAAATTTGTGAACTAACCGGCCTAGACCCAAACCATTGCTGTCTGATGAAGTGTCTAAGAAACGATTTTAAGTACGCCCCACTAATTCAAAACAACGGATTCAATTTGGAAGAAGCGACCCAACTGAGCAAGGCGCTTTACGCTGAGATCGTGGGAGATGCAGCTTTCAGCCACGGCTGGCTCATGTTCGGAGAAGACATCTCACACGATGATGAACCAGAGAAAACGGAGGCTTGACATTGACCCAACCATAGTACAAACTATCTGTAGTCCAAATATAGGACAGATGTGAGGTACTATGAAACTGACAAAATTTGAAGCGGGATTATTTGCAGGAGATGTAATAGCAGGTCTGCTGATAATGATAATAATCATCTGGATGTTCTGACATGGATATTTCAAAAATAATACTCACTGCATACAAGAAACGAGCTGATTTAGTCAGAAGAACATCACAAAGTAGGCTGCAACGATGTGGATGCGACGCCTGCAAACAAAAGCTTGGATATAGGAGAATGGCTGCCAGGAGATATGAATAGACGCGAATTCCTCACCGGCATGCTTGGTAAAGCTCTACCCCAAGCAAAGAAAAGCCTAGAGATTAGAGTTGATGCGCTTGAGATTAGAGACCAGGAGATTGAAGCAGCCTTGAAGAACCAGGGTGAGGCATCATTTATGCGCGACCAGGCACTACTAGTACTATTTGATCCCAAACTTGGTATCACTTATTACGGCACGATCCTGAGGGATTATGCCAGGGATGAAAAAAAAGAATGAAAAAAGTAATTTGTAAAATATTTGGACATAAAATTAACTCAGTCCAGTGGCTAATGTATGAGATCGAATGTAATTCAATAAGAAACCCAGGTTGGAATCCCTCTATAACTTGTCCTAGATGTAAAACTACTTGGACTAGCAGAGCAATACTATGACCAAAATGAGTAAAGGTGTGGTTAGGATCTACTATAATACTTGGGGAAACGCCCACTTTGAGAACAGGCTTTGGATTGCCGATTATCCTGAGGGTGATGTTGATTACCACCAAAAAGAAGTCTTAAAAAGAAACGCAGTCGCAGAGGGTTATGATTACATAGTCGAGCGACATCATCGAAACGGACAAGTATCAGTTATGGAAACTAACCAATGAAAACATCATCACTAAATAAAGAAGCTGAGAAGCGGTTTGATAGGGAGTTTGAGAAACTAGAAGTCAGGATGAACAACGAGAATGATGAAGCGGTTGGAAAAAACGAAAATGGAGAGATAATATATTATCCTTGTTATGAAGACATAACTAGATGTGTGAAGCAATTTATAGCCCAAGAACTCCAGCTACAGCGTGAGGAGAAGGAGGCGGAAGTCTGTCAGATAGTACGTTCTATAGAACCATATCTTAAAAATATCCAAAAGGAGATGGAGAGGAAGTTTGTTGATTCGATACTCAATCTAAAAGAAATGCATATTGAGGGAACGATGGGTGTTAGAACTGAATTATTATCACAAGAGGGTGTTAGAAACGCATTGCGAACTAGGCTTAAACAGAGTATTGAATCACTTACCAAAGGACAAGGTGTTAAATAGCAACAAAACACCCCAATCTGTTGACATTGAGAGGGGAGATGTCAAGAGTCCAGCGGTTGAGGAGAGATATATAAAATGTTGCTCTGAGTGCAAGAAAGCCATAGAACCAACTTTAGCTTATTATTGTGACAATAAGGAATGTCACGAACATGGAAAACTCGTAAATGGTTCACACGTGAAGAAAGTACAACTCTCCCAAAAAGGAACAAAATGAAAAAACTGAGTAAAGCCAAGTCTGCCTACTACGAGATGCTTAAAAATGAAAAGTATTTAGATAGGCTGGATTCTCCAAGATCGGGAAGAATATCTACAAATGTTTATGCCTTATTAGTTATTGTAGTAATACTAATTAGTAGTTATTTATTTGTTCACTTGTTGCTCAAAGCAACAGCGCAGATTGCTCGAGACGAATATAACACCATGAGGTCTGAGGAAATAAATAGGGGAGTTAGGTGAAATACAAAATGATGGGTAATGCAGTGACTACAAATGTAGTTTCAGCAATTATTGAAAGGATTCTATGAAAGACTCAAAACACCACAAGGCTAAGCGCCTCAGGGAAAAACAAATACTTTCCGGAATGACAGTCTCTCAGATTCAGGAGCGAAAAGAAAAAATAAGAGCTCGGGTTCTCCGTCGTGAGGATCACATCAGAACTGTCAGCGCAGAGGCAAAAAGACGAAGAAACATCGCTGCTTGACATTGACCCAACCCTAGGACATAATTTACTACTGATGAACAGATTAATTGGTCCAACACCAGCAGAAGTGAGCGTCTACCAAGGCTACCTGACAGATTGGTCCAACGGCGCAGCGTACCGCGATTGGTGGGTAGAATACCCTCCCGGACTGCTCTGGCTGGCAAAAACCCCGACACTATTTACCCAAAACCCAGAACTATACTTCGCCACTTGGCTCATCATGATCGTAGTGTGTGCGGTGATAACTCACGGCATCCTGGGCAAAAAAGCGATCTGGATCACGGCGATGGCGCTGGCAGGCGGACTTCTAACGACTCACAGGTTCGATATCTTCGTAGTATTTATAGTGGCATGGGCGCTTGAAGCCAACCGTAGAAACCACACATTCGTAGCATCATTCCTGCTGACCCTTGGAGCATTCACGAAAGTATACCCGGCGATCCCCCTCGTTCTCCTATTCTTATTCAGAGAGCGCAAACACTGGCTTAGCATGACCATAGGCACGTTGATTGTGGCCATCCCAACGATATTATGGTGGGCTCCTGGGATTAAACGGTTCGTAGAATTCCACGGCCAAAAACACGTGCAGATAGAGTCGGCAGCAGCACCAGCAAAGCACGGCAAAGTGATATACGAAAAATTCAGCTACGTATTCGAAGACACAAACCCGGATAGAGTATCCCAAGCGAATTACGTAGGATTCGGACTTCTCGCAATTGCACTGTTCAGAATTGGAAGCAGAAAAAATTATGAGATCGCCAGCTACATTGGAGTACTTACGTTCATGCTGACCGGCAATATCTTCAGTCCACAGTACATGCTCTGGCTGGCCAGCTTTCTACCATGGATGCCAGGATACTTGGGACTGGCAACGATCGGACTGACCTGGCTGACAAACTTCTACTTCGTGAACTACTACGACGCGATAATTGAACAGCTCAAGCCGGAAACCCACTTGGTCGCCATCAGAAATTTGTTGCTAGTTCTGATGGAGGGATTTGTAACAGGAATAGCAGCAGGGAGTGCATACCGTGCAATACAATCTATCCATAGATCACGATCTAAAGCTTAAGATCGTAGAAAACATGCAAATCTACGGCGGGAGCTTCGTGCAAGCATTGGCAAAGTGCATCTTACAAGCAGACCATGTCAACTTGGTGAAAATACAGAATGCTTTCGAACATTACATAGAGGAGTATCATCCAGACAAGTGGGCCGATCGATCAAAAGGTGAATGATGGACTTGACATAGACATAGGCTTATGACTAATATATATCAGCGCGGGTGGATAGAGATGAAATTGGAAACATTTGGTTTCTACTTTCGCTACATAAAATACATGCCGCAGTTTGGCGTCGACACACCATTTTATGCTGGCTATCCAATCCGATGTAAAAACGCAGCGGACAATATACTGGTAAACAGCCAAGGAAACAGAAAACAATTATGCTTATTCACACAGTGAATGACACACAACAATATCTGAAATCTACACTCCTGGAATGTTTGGCTGAGCAGAATCTGAAACGATCATACAAGACAGTGCAACGCAGGGAAAAAGCAGGCATCGAAGCTTACAGTAGTATTTACCGCGATCCAGTCTCTGGCTACCGAATGTACACCGGCAAGCAAATCAGAGACATCGTGGAGTATGAGAAAAACAGAAGTGCAAGCTCAACCAGGTAACTACGACATGGAATCAAGTCCACAAGAAAAAGCTATAGCAGTAGTCTTTGGTCTGTTCATATTATTTGTAGTCGGAGTGAAATTGGGTTGGTTTAACTTAAATTGAGGAGATGAGATGCGCATTTACGTGCCAAATGTCAGCAGCACCAAAATTGGCGGCGGTTGGACATTCCTGCAAAACTTTCAGAAATCCATAAGCAAATACACCGACATTGATATCGTCGACTCAATTGAGCAAGCAGACTTACTTTTTGCATTCTCCCCCACCACGATCGATCAGGTAACGGTAGCCAAAGCCAAGGCACTTGGTAAAAAGTTTGTATTGCGAATGGACGGCATTCCAGAGGATTCAAGAAATAGCGGCAAAGGGACAATCAAGCTGACTCAGTATTCAAAGCAGGCTGATGTGATTATCTACCAAACGCAGTTCGTAAAAAGAACGGTAGGGGCGATACTCAGACAAGTCGGCATTACGGCTCAAGAGCTAACTATTTACAACGGAGTTGACCAGCAAGTTTTTTCACCCGACGGAGACAAGTTGCCGTTTAATGGCAAAAAAAACATATTCCACATTCACTACCGAAAGGATCCAAACAAGCGCTACGAAGAAGTGGTGCAAATGTACCGGGAGCTGTGGACAATCAGACAGGATGTAAACCTCGTTTTGCTTGGCAGGTATCCCACGGTGTGGGAGCAATACAGGCTTGGATTTTTCAATGGAGAGTACATCAGCAGATTCGCGCCAACCGCCAGCAAAGAACAGATTGCAGCAGTAATGAGGAGTTGCCAACTATTCTTCGATGCATCGTTCGCTGACCCATCCCCGAATGTAATTCTCGAAGCAATGGCCTGCGGTCTTCCAATAATGTGCAATCAATACGGCGGAGGTGCCGAATTACAAGGTCGCTCTGCCGTTCCGATCGAATATAGCAAACCACTTGGCCAACAAGTATCTGACCTGCTCGATGATTCCGAGCGGTTGGCTCAGATAGCATTGGAAAACAAAAAAACAGTGGAATTGTGCAACACTCTTGAGATTATGGCAAATGAATATAAAGCAGTTTTTGAGAGCATCACATGAGCAAACCAACCGACTACAAACGCCTATGGAGAAAACAGGAGCAAAAGAATATTGAGCTGACTACTAAGATAGAAAAACTGCTCGCTGCGCTCGACCCTGGTTTTGAATTTCTGCGAAAAATCATCACTGAAGAACAGTACTTGGAGTTGATGAAAATGCTCGGAATTGATGTAGAATTTGTAAAAACGCAGAAAAAAGATGCAAAATAGCAAACCCCTAACCATGAAGTGTCCTGAGTGCATGACTACTCAGGAAATGGAGATCAATCGCGAGTGGTCCTCAACGACCGACGAAATGGTGGAAGTAAACTGTCCCGAATGTGGTGCGATTCTAGCAAGGCAAGAACTCGATGTCTAAGTCACGCGAACAACTGAACGACTATCTCAAAAAGATCGACATAACTGGCAAGGTAGTGCTCGATATCGGCGTGCAAGATAAGCCAACGAGCGGGCTGGCAAAAGGAGAATTTGGTCGCTATCTTACAATGGATATCGACCCGCAGTGGTCAGCTGACATCATTGGAGATATAAATGAAGACCCTACGAAATGGAATTGGGAAAAAGCTGATAAAAATAAAGATACCCTAGGGACTGAGGATTTTGATGTCATATTCTGCATAGAAGTCCTAGAACATTGCTGGAATCCAGTTCAATCTGTGCAAAATATGGCAAATCTGTGCAAACCTGGCGGAACTGTATACATCAGCACCCCATTCATCAATCCCCACCACGACTACTACGATTACCTGAGATACACGAACGAGTGGTTCCGAGATGTACTCCCAAAGGTTGGATTCAAAGAGGTGATAATCAAAGAGCGAGTGGCCACCATAGGCTTGCCGCTTCTGCAGGGATTTTACAAAATGGA